CATAGAACCTGAAACATCAGAGATAGGCATTACATTAACACCTTCACCCATAAAATTTGGCAAAGCATCCCATTGTCCTTGAATATTGTTCAATTTAGCGTCAGAAGGTGTATAATATCTATTAAAACCTTTTAATACATCATGCGGATATACAGCACCCGCATTCACCTTGACTGAAGCCGAAACTTCAGGATCCGTAGATATCAACTTGGCGGCCCATTCAGCATACTTTGGGGTATGACGATTGAATGCCTTCTTGTAGCGAGCGCCAGCTACAGATGGTACATGATTGAAATTAATATTATCCCAATCTTTTGCACACATATGTGTTTCAACAACTTTAGTCAAATTAACCAAAGTTTTACGATACTGTTTTGGGGTCCAACCCAAGAATAACCTCAGTTCAGCAGCCTTTGGCCCTTTGCGGGGCATCCATTTTGCTGCAAGCCCGTTTCCAGAAGCCAAAGCATCTTTTATCATGTTGAAAGCATATTTCTTTACCGCAGGGTTTTTGAAATCAATCAATAGGTCATCCCAACGTCCTAATTCAGGGACATTGTTTAACAAAGCAATTGCAGCATCTGGATCCTTGCGTTCTGTTTCTAACAAAATATCACGGAAGATTTTGCGTTCACCTGCGCCTTGGCGAACATCACGCACCCATTGAGCAATGCGTAATGCATAATCAGGATTTTCATTATATGCAGCAAGAAAGCCCGGAACAATATCTTTGCCGCGAGAAGCACCTATATTGAAAAACAAATCGACACACATTGAAGATGTTGAGTTCAGAGCTTTCATGCCATTTGAGGTTTTTACTTCTTGATTATTAATATTGTTAACAAAAGTGTTCATATTATTTTCCTTTAATTTACAGAATAATTTTTCACATGTTTTATGTGTTGTCACACTGGAGCGGGATTACCCGCGTTTTTTATTGCTGAACTTATTCTTATTTTAACAGGTTCACATGCTCTTACGTGCTATCCTCTACACCACATCTGCCTTCGCAGACGCCGAGATTCGAACTCGGGCCCCTTTTTTATGAAAAAATGAGATTTATGCTGTAGTGAACCTAAAACTTTTTATTTTGAAAGAACAAATGCTCGTTTTAATGGCAAAATTGCATATGTTCTTTTTTGCCAACTAAATCTTGGCACGTTTTCTATCTTAATAGAAATTACTTTGTTGTCAATCTTATAAACACCAGCATAATTTCCGGACTTGTGACTTGTGACTTTGCGGGATGTTCCCATGAATAATACAGGAGTTCCCGGAGTAATTTCTTGATCAAACCCATTTTTATAAGGTTCTATAACATATTCAACTTCTTTTCTTCTAGGCAAAACTATTCTCCTAATTAAACGGAATGATCGGTGCATTTTTTGTTTCGTGTAACTGTCAGCACCAAAACACATATCTTATTCTAGGTATAAGAACCTCGACTATTGGCGAACCAATATTCTAGCCAAATTTGAAAGTTTTGCTGTATTCATTCCTAATTTTTATATTACATTATGATACATATAATGTCAAGATATTACTTAATTCCTGTCGATCCAAATCCGCAGTCTCCTCTTTCACTTTCTGTAAAATGTTCTTTTACAAAATCTGCAGTTTCATGTTTAGCAAAAACAATCTGAGCAATTCTATCGCCTTTAGCCACTTTAAAATCATAAGGACCGTTATTCATAAGAATAACCTTTACTTCTCCTCGATAGTCTGAATCAATAGTCCCAGGCGAATTTAATACAAAAACTCCATGCTTTGCTGCAAGACCAGAACGAGACCTAACTTGCCCCTCATACCCTTTAGGAATTTCAAGATATGTATTAGTCGATACAATCTCATGAGTTCCAGATTCAACAGTTACATTTTCATTAGATTTTAAATCAGCACCTGCTGCTCCTTCCGATGAATATACAGGTGCCGAACCATTGAAATTGACCTTTAGCATGTTAGTCAAGAGTCCCAAATGCTTTGCGAATTGCAGGCCGTGCTTTCGCAGTTGCTGAAACAAAATCTTGTAATGCCTTTTGGTTATCACGGAAATAATCGACATTGACATAAACCTGAGCCTGCCAAGCAATTGTGTCTACACCTGAAAACCATCCTTGAAGGTTTTTAGGATAAATTCCGGAAGGAATTTCTTTCCATGTGTATAAAGACTTCCCGCTAATATCTACGGCATCATTAAAATCCTTGTCATTAGCACCAGCAAGAGCTAAAGATTCACCGAAATCATTATCAGCATCAACAACAGACTTGTTACCGAGAGCTGCAGGAATAATGACACAGGTGGCTTCATTTGCCGCAACAGATGCGAGGGCAATCACCCCATCTTCCGAAGAGGTAACAACATCAGCATATGATTTATCTTCGGCAATAAAATTTTCCCAGATTTGCCACGCACCTGACCCGTTTGGTCCGAGAGCAACAGTCTTTGTGTTATCTCCAGCAAGATCCGACAGATCATCTACTCCAGATTCTTTTGAACACAATACATGCAAATATTCAACAGGGCCTGTACCCACAATCTTCAATTTAGAAGATGCTGCTGGGTTGCGTCGCTTCAAGTTAACTGCGGCATCGGGTTGCGCAATAAAAGCATGACATGCTTCTCCACTAGCAACAGTTTGCTCATTCGCAACAGTCCCAACTGTGCGATCAATATTATCTTTTGAGCCATTTGTCGGAATTACTTTAATAGATATATTCTTAGAATCATAAGCAAAAGATGAAATTGCTTCACCTGTCAAATAATAAGGCTTGCCTTCTCCTCCTGTACACAGATTGATCTGCATTTTTTCTTGCTGGGCAAATGATGGTAGTGACATAATTGCCAAGAGGCTTGTAGTCATCAAAAATTTATTCATAATAATTCCTTATTGTTGAGGTTGAAATGGAGGTAATGAGATCATCGGTGTAATTTGCCCTTGATATTGTGGTAAATTTCCCGACCACTTATCGAGCATTTTATATTGAATTAACTCAGGTGTCAAGGACTCAGACAAAAGTTTATTTGCTTTTGCTTGTGTTTCGGCTTCAATAGCAACGGCATCTGCTCGACCTCTTGCAGTTTCTCTTACCTTGTCAGCTTCGGCTTTTGCGGACTGCACTTCGTTTCTGCGAGTTTCCGCTTGTTGAATTGCAGCATTCTTTTCATTAATACGCTCAATTACCGGCGGGGGCAGACGAATTTCCCCAATCCAATAGATCTTTGTAACATGGATGCCTTGAGTTGACACCTGAGCTTGTACGTCCTTAAGAACACTCTCAATCAATTCTGCCTTCCCCGCACCATATACATAATCAATGGCTTTCGAGGATGCATTTTTAACAAGTGCGTCTCTAACCATGTTACGCAAGAAAGTGTCTGTAATTTCATCAATACCTCGACGGTACGTTTGAAAAATCTCATTTACCTTTGCGGGGTCAATGCTGTAGGAAATTCCTACATCGGCGGAAGCGACCATACCATCAATTGTCTGGAATGAAAACGATTCGTCTTCTGGAGAGCCACAATCAACATCATTTCCTGCAGTCCAGCAATAATTTTGCATAAAGGTAGGAAACAAAAACAGTTCCTCATTAAACCCTATCCAATAACGACCGGGTGTTAATTCTTCGGTGTCCACTCCTTTAGATCCCCCGAGCAAAAACACCTTAAGTCCGACATTACCTGCAGGAACTCGAGAACATGCAGCAAGGGCAAGAGCGCACAATCCAACCATCAATATATTTTTAATTTTCATTCTGTAAATTCCTCAGAAAATAAATGTTTTAAATTAATAGTAATATTTGTCTTTGATATAATCAATATATGGTTTTATAATATAATATAAAACAACAGGTGTTAACACAAAAGTATTCAAAAAACCAAACAATACTAAGAAGGTATCAGGATAAGAAATTAACAATGGGGATATAAATCCATAACTAAAATAAATTACAGACACAAACAATACTAATTTTAAAAAATGTTTCATTTTATTTTACCTCGTTGATACAAAAAATCTTTTTTTACCTCGCCAAATAGAAGAACAATTAACTCTCTTCCACCCACGGTTTTCTGAAGGATTGTCACATTGACCATTACCTACATAAACTGCAACATGACCCCCATCTCCAGGTCTATCCACAAATAACACATCACCTTTTTTGGGCGAAGAAGTACGTTTAAATTTTTGATGAAAGGAATGAGAAGATCTAGAATTTGTAACTTTTCTTCCCAGTGTATTTAGATAATTGTTTACATTTTCAGCACATTTTAAACGACCAAAAACAAATTTTGATTTGGCTTCTACTGGAAGAGTTGTTGACATTACAATAGATAGTACCAAAGCTAATTTTTTCATTGTTTTCCTTTCATATAATTTTTAATTCCTTTTGTATAAAGTATAGTGAGGTCTCTCAAGAAAATAACTCCAACATATATTTTATTAAAATCATTGTAACGGCCTGCCAAATTCAGAAAAAGATTTGTATTTTTCAAGTTGAATATTTTCACAGACTTCAGCAATTTCATATAATTGTGAGGTTTTATCTGTTGATTTGACTTCATAATAAGGCAAGGAAAAAATGTCAAGAATATTTTTCCAATATTCGCAATTAGATTCTCTTTTATTGCCCCCATATCTTAAAATATCAGGCTCAAAGGGGATACGATCACTCATAAGAATATATATATCCTTATTTACAAAATCTCGCATAATTATATCATTTATAACATGATTTGTGCGCAAAGAAAATGTTTTATCCCATAACTTCATATATCCCCAAGTTGATATAATATCAGTATCGAAAAAAGTAAATGGTTTACTCACAAGGTTTTTTTCCGCATGTTTTTCCAAAGCATGTTGAGCTATGGCGATTGCCTTCATTTTTTCGTCAGTAACTTTCGGTCCAATTCTGGGCATTTCAAGATACTCCCGGGCCCATTCAGGAACAAACGTTCCTTTGCCACGCCCAGTAAACAGCTTAGCAGTTGTAGTTTTTCCGCAAGATTCGGGACCAAAAAAAACTACTCGAGTATTCAATTTTTGCTGAAATGCAGAAGTAATTTTATCAAAATGTTTTCCGATATTTTGTCTACATTCTGTTCCTCTTGCAGAATTTATTTGTCTTCCAATATCATAAACAATAAAACTACAACCAAGATGTTTAGCGAAAGGAATAATGTATTCTTGAGAGCCAATAAGCACGTCACTCGCTGCGGGAGGAGCAACGTAAAGTGTGTTTTTCCAATATTCCCAAAAATCAAAATCGTCATCTGACGATGGGAACTGAGGAGCATCAGGATCATAATGTAGTATGAAATTCACCGAACTTGTTGATTTAAAATCTAAACTTAAAGCAGCAATTCTTTCTTGAACTTTTGACGGTTCATTCTTTGTTTCGCTCACAAGAACATGCACTGAATTGGCACACTCTGCGGCGAATTTGATCAAATTAATGTGTCCCGTTGTAGGCAATATTGCAGACATATACACGAAAGCTCTATTATACTGTTTCAATTTCTTTGTCTCCCATGGTCTTAATCCATGCGTATGTTCCATATAAAGTATTCATCAAGAAAACCACATATTGCAATGCAACCATATATAATTCAGAATTGTAATATGTGTAAATTGCAAACACATTCACCGCAAACCATATAGCCCAGGTTTCAATTTTCTTTTGATCAAGCAAAGATTGTGCCAATATTGAAAGAATAAGAATTGCAGAATCAGTTACAGGGAGAGCGGCATTCATTGAATTTGTTATATAATTTAAAATAAACCACACTGCAACAGCGAATGTGATATACATAGGCCACCACTTCATCGCAACGAAAGTAACAGGTCGGGTGTATGAATCTGACCGCCATCTAAACCAACCCCACAATAAAACAGGAAACAAATATAAGTTTAGAATTGTGGAAGAAATCAAACCGATGTTATAAAATAACCAGGAATACAATACAACCGAAATTGCACCCCATATATAATTGTGTCTCGATTGCACAACACACAAATAAGTTGAAGCATATGATGTAAACACAGCAAACAGCTCAATATAATTGAGAGATGATAAATCAACCCATTTATTAAAATATGCAATTGCATAAGTCAAAATAGTCAATATAAATGAAACAAGGAAGGCATGTAAATTTTTCATAATAAAGTCCTTTGTTATTAACAATGCAATCCAGATATGTCACAAACCTTTTCATAAATCAACTTTATAATCTTTTTATACTCTCGAGGAAAAGTTCTTTTAATAATAGTTTTATAATTTAACAGAAAGGGAGGAGAATTTTCCATTCGATTGAATAATTCATTTATTTCTTTTGCGGTTTCATTTTCGAAATTATATTTGTTGCCAATTGACAATAATTCAGATTCAAGACCAGATTTAATATGCAGATAAATGCTTGTCAAATGATCCAATACCGGAGCATCTTCACTGTATATGCAAAGATCAAATTGTCTTTCATTTTGTTTAGAAAATACTGAGCATTTTGTTCCCCCGTGGGAATTTGATAATGCAGATGTTTTTGTCAGTTTAAATATATTTTCTTGACCCTCGATGATTATCTCTTTTCCTGACAAAAACATTTTCACATCATTTTTAGATATGACACTTTCTGCAAGAGCCAGACTTTTCTTCAATGTCTTCTTTTTAGTCCTCATATTTAAGGGAGTTAAAAGATTGGAGGTATTATTCCTTCGAGCTGAAACTAAAGCTGTGTCATTCCACTCTATGACATCACTATGATTTGTTGATATAAGTTTTTGTTGAATGTCTTTCGCTCTTTGATTATAATTCATATGCAAAGCATTAAAGGCATCTTGAAAAGAAATGCTTTTATCATTTCTTTTTTGTGCTCTTTTTTGCCTGCCTAATCTTTCATCAAAGAAATATTTATCAAAAGATTTATTAATTGAAAAAATTATCTCGTTTTTTGAAGGAATTTCTTTGTTGACAAATATGTCCGAAGAACAAGCACCTATAACTTCTTTCAAGCAAGAATTGATATGAGAATCGCCTATTGCATTTAGGTACCTTTTGGCGGTTGAATCTTTAATATTAAAGATGAGTGCCTCAAGAGTATCACAAGATCTGAATAAATTATGACTGTGACTTTTTTTGAAGTCAAAATTAGACAAGTTATCCAATATGTTAATTGGATCATGCTCAAATAATGTAAGATACCAATATATATCAGGAGTTATATCATTGCACTCTAACGCACAATCAACAAAATAACTTAAATCAGGAGGAAGAAATCCTACCATATTAACCTCCTTTCAAAGGAGCAGTTCCAACACTATGTGATGAAACAATTTCATCAACATTTTTTGTGGGTTTCAAAGTTGAAATAACAGCATTACTCACTCTTTTACCAAAAGAGACTTTGTTTTCTTTAATTGCTTTACCTAATTTAGGGATGGTTGCTTTTTTACCGAACATGACAAGAACATCATCATCTGATACAATAAGTTCTCGAGATGTAATATCACTAATGTTTTTAATTTGAAGTTGTTCTTTTGTGAAAGGTTTTATTATGAAAAACCTAACACCTTTTTTTAATTGTTCTTCAACAATTTCTCGAATATGGTCATCTTTATCAGATGACCAAGTGATTGTCAAATCGCCCATAGAGTTCAACAATGTCAAAGATCTTTCCATAATTCTATCCATTTCTCAGAGCTTGAGAGGCGTACATTGAGGCAAATTCCGACAATGTAAAGATTTCGTTTTTTAATTTAGAAACTTCTGCATTTTGATTTGCAAATTCGGACATATTAGTCCTGCCCAACTTTGTCAACTTTTTTAAATTTTTTAAAATGTGTTCTAAATGACTACGGGGAATGAGTATTGTATCTTCAAGAGATTTTTCTGCACGGACAATTGATGATTTGAAAATTTGATAATCTTCTTCTGAATAACCGGTTATCTCATGATTTGAAAAGCTTATACGGAAACCGATGATGTTTTTCCCGGTCTCTTTATTATATCTTTCTATGAACTCTTGTCTATTCATAATATATTTCCTTTTAAATTTGGCGCTCCCTACAGGATTCGAACCTGTGACCTCGACATTAGAAGTGTCTTGCTCTATCCAGCTGAGCTAAGGAAGCATGTTATTATTTTATAATAAAATTTTAGGATTTTGTCAACCAAAAAGAAATTCGGGTTTGTTTTTATTCTCCCCGAAAAGAACGTGAAATTGCAGGAACCTCCTCAGTTTCACTTTTACACCTTCGATGCCAGTACTTTTGCGCCTTCTCCTGATGGTCAATCATACCCTGCGCTTTCCTGTGGTGCCGGATTTATTATCGCCATGACCTTTGACGATAAGAGAATGCCCGAGCTACATATATATCATAAAAATGGTAGTCCCATCCGGAATCGAACCGAAATCTTTCCAGTTATGAGCTGGGAGCATTGACCTTTATGCTATAGGACTGTCTTGTTCAGAGGCTTGCTCTAACCATTGAGCTATAAGAGAGTTAAATTGGTGTCTTGACGCGGATTCGAACCACTCTTGTGTGATCAACTCACAAGTTTCTCCCTTTGATTTATCAAGACAAAATGTTAGACCGTTGCTAGATATCTTTCTATGCGCTCAATTGCGCGCTTTTTGTATCCTGCTCGATTTGAAAGTTCTACAACTCGGTCCCATGTATTTTCATCACCAAAAATCTTTTCTGCATAAATTCTTGCGTCAACGTCATGATTATTGAGAAAAACATTGAAAGCTGCAGCACCTATTGCACATGACGAGTTTCCCAACCTTTTTTCATGTCTTTAATAAACTTTTTGTATTTAGCTTTCATGTTGCACTCCTGTCATGATAAAGGAAAATTGGTCCGCGTGCCAGGTTTCGATCCTGGTCTAGAACAGCCATCTGCTGCTGAAGGGATTATAAGGCCCTCTCGTGTCCAACACCCACGCGGTTATATTTTATATGTATTTTGAAGCAAATCCTAATGCAATCATTGCTTCGTTAATAGTTGTTGTATTTGTATCTGTCAATCTTTTATCCATTATATTAGAAATTTTTATTTCACCCAACCATCTTCCATATTTATCACCTTTTCTGGAAATCAAAACGACATTAGATCCCTTCGGCAAGACTGATATTAAAAAATCTCTAGAAATCCTACCTTCAACTGTAGATACTTCAGGTGCATCTATAAATGATAAACGAATTCTTTGATTGGTGTATAATTTAAATCCTAGATCTACAATTAAATCAACAGTGTCACCGTCAATAACTTTAGATACTTGTGCTTGATATTCATACATTAACATATCTCCTTGGATTTATTAATGTATTTATGAATGGTGCCCCGAGTGAGATTCGAACTCACCCTGAAAGGATTTTAAATCCTCTACCTCTACCTCTGGGTTACCGGGGCTAAAATAAAAAACAAGAACCAGATTAAATGTCTTGTCTTACGAGAATTGTCACTTCACTGCATAACACACAGTTAAGTATCCCGCTATATTATATTATTAACCTACTAATTGATAACCTTGTTTCAGATAAGTCTGAGTGTGTTTACCGAGAACATACTTTGAGATACCATTTCCTTTGCGAATGAGGTTGATAGTAATTTTATCATCTCGCAATTCAGTGATTCTACCACGCACGCTATTGCCCGAAGCATAACCGAAACGTTGAATAATTTGCTTTTCAGAGAGTGCATCACCTTTAGCAAAAGATTTACACATACGTTCAATTTTTGTCATATTTAACTCCATGTTGTTTGTTTGTTATTAATATCATTCAATTATTTCTTTGTCAACCATGTTTTTGACATGATTTCTATGAATTTTGCAACCAACAAAACTATTATAAAAATCATCATTTAATAGAACATCAAATTTAAAATGAAATTTTGTTTCCATATAAGACATTTCACCCTTAGATTTCGCTAAGTATAATATTTTTCTTTCAAAATTAGAGGGGGTTCCTTTTGCAACAAGGTCTTTCAACTCTTCATTTGAGCCATAATATTCTTGCCAATCAGATTCTTTTATTTTAAGTCTTTTGCGTTTTTTTCCCTTGAGGGGTTTAATTTTCGTTTTTGACCAAAATATCTTTTTGCCAATGTACTTTTTGTTGGTTTCTAGATTTGTGATCATATACACAAATCCTACATTGTCAAGTATATTTTCACTTGTGAATTCTTTATTATTTAAATACCACATAATTTCTCCTTATGTGGTATTTATTTGTTGTAAATTATTCTATATTGTCGTCCTCAAAAGGATCTAACATTTCAAATTCTTCTTCCTCAGGATATAATTGATCATATGCTCTATCAAATGCAACATCTTCACCTTTGCATTCAAATAAAACATCACAATCATATTCTTCAAATAGATTTATGAGAGAAACATAAATTTCTTCTCTTGTGTCTGTGTCACCAACAGAGTTTACTAGAGACTCTATGATGCCGGACATTATTTCCGAGCCTGTATTCCAACCCATTAATTTCTCCTCATACAAAGCAACCTTCTTCCGAACCACCCACACATGCAGCAGAACCGGTTGTTGAAATGTCTATAAATTTCTTTTCATGCAATTCATTGATCCAATCAATATCGACCAAGTTTTGTTGTATCTTCTCCCATTTATGAAGATTATAAACATCTTTGAGACAATATTCTGCTTTTTTCAAATCATCCTTAAAATGATTTTTTGAGAATTTAATAAACCTACGAACCCAATCTTTTTTCAAAAGATTGATATTATCATCGCTTGTAATATCTTCTCCGAACCCGTTTGCTGTTGCACATGCCGCCCATAAATCATTATTGAAGGCCTTCAATGCATCTACAACTAATCCCGATGCAAAAATGCCACCATTGCCGTACGTTTTAGTAATTTCCTTTGCGTCAATTACTTTTGTGAAAGGTGCTTGAACATAATCTTTGTCTCCTGACATAGCAAGGAAAGAAACTCCAGAAAATGAATCACGGTTTTCAAAAACGTATTCTTCAACAGCATCCCAATCGTCCACAACAATAGTATTAGAAATGTTGTGTCTTGTTGATTTTTCTACGCATAATTCAACATTGGTTCCTTCTTCTACCCAAAACTTTTGAGCTTTTCTCACAAGTTCAAGATGCTTTACCCCCAAAAGATCATCCTTGAATATTGAACCTTTTGGAGAAATAACAGGAAATGAGATTGCGTAGTCCGTCTTGTTTGCGCTCCATACAGAATCTTCAACCATATGAGGATTTGTTTTCTTCAACAATTGTGCAACCTCAGATTCTTTATTCATCTGGGCAGTTCTTAAATACATCGGAGCATGTTCCGGATGTATACCGCTTGCCGTCTTAAGGAGTACTGAGTTGTGAGAAACGACACCGTTGCTTAATTGATATGAGTGTGTATTTTCTATCTCAATATCGCCTGTGAACTGGAAGTTTTTAATTCTTTTAATTGATTTTATTTTTGTTTCTTTTACCATATTTCTTTCTATCTCCTAGCCTTCCTTTAAAATGCTCCTGCGTAACTTCTTCAGGATAAATGAATAGATTTTTTACGCCGTTATTTACCCAAGTTCTCGATTTTCTTGGCAAATGACCCAATTTAATATCGGGGTTTCTTATTAAGAATTCTTCAATCGTTTCTATTTTTTGCATTTTAGCAGTAAATTTCAGATTATTTACTCCATCATTACATGCAATACATCCTTTATTATGTATTCCACCTTTGCGACCTCTTTCCCTTTGTTTTTCAATTCTGTCTTCTTCTGAAAGACCCATTTTAGCATAATATTCTTTAGAAAACGCACCTCTTAATCCCCCCATACGCCCTATATCTTTTCTAGTCAAGGGATTATAAAAAGCAGAAACCTTCTTTTCTTTTAATGTGATATGTTGTCTTTTTCTGACTTCCGGATCAAATATTGCTCTTCCTAATTTTTTATTGATCTTCGCTGCAGCTTTTCCACCTGAAGAACATATATCAAATTTCTCTTTTCCTAAAAATTTGTGAAACCCGGTTTTATTCTTAAACGACTCTTTACCACAAAAGGATCCTATTTTTATTCTAATCATGTATTTTTCTTTTTCAGACAAATTTCCTGTTCCCGCAAAATTATATCGCAGATTAAGATAATCTTTTCTTTTTACCGCAAATTTAAGCAAGTTTCTTTCATAATCTAAACAATTTTTTGAATTTTCACCGAAACATTTTAAGATTTTAAATTTAAAATCTGATTTACCATAAATTTCAATCAATTTTGATACAAAAGCTGAACTAGTAAAATAATTAACCCAAAAAAAAGAAGGGTCTGCATTTTTCGCATATTTAGACCCTATATATTTTTTTCCAGTAGTAATATTTTTAATAAAATAGACATAACAATTTTGTGACATGTGGTAAACCTTTTAATTTTATTTATCAAAATTGTTGGTTTACCACATGTGTTTAGTAACTTATTACAACATCACTCTCTAAAAGATCGGAGACCATTTTCCACCCCTTTGTAGTTTTAAGTTTATGTTTACCCGTAAACATAAACACTCCCCCATCTTCAAATTCTACTTCATAAGAATCATCGTACCCATTAACAAAACCCCCTTTAATGGTTTGTAGTTCATTATTTTCATCGTAAACTTTTAAAGATTTTTCTGAAAATAATGTTTGATTTTCATAAGCAGTGTTAAGATCAAACTGATTATTTGATATGAAATTGAAGATTTCCTCTAAAGTCATATCACCTAACTCTGTTTTTATTCGACTATCAAACCCCAAACACGCATTACCGCTGGGTTTGGTGCAAGTAATTCTTGCGGCCGCATTAATACCCAACAATTTTGCAACTTCAGCATTAACTTCTTTGCAAATCTTAGCACCCTTTTTGAGGATTGTTTCATTGAATAAAATATCAGGATTGTTCATCCAACCTGTAATAGATACTCCCAACAAGGCTTCTCTTTCAAAAATCTTTTTGGTAGTTTCGGATACAAAATCAAAATTAGTATAACCTGCCTGCAATGTGCCCAATATGGTTGCAATTCTGCAAGCCAAATAAAATGAATCTTCATCAACACAAAGCGAACCATTTATCTCAGTCAAATTGCATCCTTGAATGCCCGTAACTCCTTCCAATTGAGGGAAAAAACTAATTTCCACGCAATTATGAACATATATACCATTGGCATCAAAAGCTGAAGTTTCGGGAACTGTACAATCATATACCGGACCATTACCCATGTATTCTATTTTTACTATCTGAGAAGTATTATTATCATTGTTATAGGGGTTCTTTTTATATTCGGAAATCAATTTAACATATTTTTCTTTCTTTTCGGGATGTAAAGAGTACATAAAACTGAACAACTTTGAAACAGTTTCTCTTCCTGTAATCCTCAATTCATAACAATCTTGTGTTGGGTATAATTTTTTGCCCCCTAAACCATCAGGAAGAAGAGTGAAACCTGATGCTCTAGATTTTCTAATTTTAGATTGAATACCTACTCTGGATAACATTCTTTGCAGAATTTCTAAGCTTTCCTTATAGATTTGGGTAAAAACTGCAGACAAACCTGTCTTATTGCTCCCCGTTACGCAACCATCAGCGTCAAAAAACCCTCCGATTATGCCTTTATAAAAATCAGTAGAACCAGTTTCAATAATAGGATTTATATGTTTATCTCCTCTTTTAACACCCCATTCTTTGAGAGTAGGGACAAATTTAGTTGAAGAAACATTCAAAAAGTCTTTATGTGTTTCATTTCCGTAATTTTGAGAAACAATATTTGAGACTTTTAATTCTTCCAACAAAATACTACATTTTTTTTGCATTTCTGTTTTAGAATCTCCCCAAAACGACCATTTGCAACTATCATCAGAATTAAAAGTGCCGTCTCCTATAAGGTTTCCTATCAGCCAACCTTGTTCCTTTGACCCTCCAGATCCTTCCCATGCGATATTTGAATTATTTTCAGATAAGAAAACTTCATCGCCTATTGCAAGGTCTTTTAATTCGACCCAATCGTCTTTAGACAAAAATTGATGATTTTCTGTTGCTTTGATTTTCATACCATTAAACAATGTTAATTCATACAATTTTGAATCAGAAGAGGTTTCCCAGAAACCTCTTGAAGTTGTTTTTCTAAAAACACCATCCACAAGTATCTCAATAGTTTTATCTTCCGTATTTTTATATTCTTCTATTATTGTTGATATTTGTTTTGGACCATCCTTTGTGGTCACCCATGTATCTCCCGACAAACAAGGATTAGTGGCATGTTCCGTCGATTCTGCAAAATAGAATCCAGGTTCTCCGAATTGCTTGATTGTTTGCATAAGTTCATGGAAACGCTCTCTTGTAATGTTTTTTCTCACAATCAATGCTGAATTATTGGAACGAGCTCTCTGAGGATTGTCAATAAACCAGTTACCCGTTTTTGCGTTCGCCATTTCAACATCATCAGGAGAGAATAAGCAAATCGTTGCAGATCTCCTAACACCTCCAGAAATGACTGCATCGGCAGTATGCATACATATATCATAAACTTGGACAGAACTCAATTTTTGATTTTTTTTGAGTGCAACCCCTTGTAAAATATATTCAATTTTATCCAAAGCTGCACGGAGCGGCTCGGGACCAGGGGCCTTAAAACCTCCTGAAATCTTAGAACCCTTGGGTCTAATATTAGTTAGATCGAAATATACCTTTCTTCCTTCGAAATCGGGATGTCTACCGCCCCTTACAAAATAAGAAGACATCAATACATCTAAAGAGGTAGCCCATCCTTCTATAGAATCTTCTACAACATGTGTTTTTGGTTGTTTGGAGCGAAGATGAATATTGGGAAGTTTCAAAATATGGTGAGATTGAACTGAAAAACCGAAGCCACAGCCACAAAGAAGAGAATAAAAATATTCACCAAAAAATTCAGGACGATCTGCATATGAACCGAGGCAGTTATAGAGCTTCAATGGATGTCGAAGCAATTGATCACCGCCGAATTGAAGAGCTCTTTGCGCCCCCAATGCTCTTTTTTCTTTATATGCTTTTGTAACTTCTTCAATCAAACCTTCAATAGTATTCGTCATCTTATTTTTATAATAAGAACGATGCATGTTCATTACCCTGTCAACAGATTCGTCCCAGGTTTCATAACGTTGCTTGTCATCATCCCAACGCGAATAACCTTCGTAAAATTTTGCATCAGATAATAGTTGTTTAGTATCTTTCATTAATTTCCTTTTTATTATTTTTGAATGAAACTGTCAAAAGAAGTTTCATTTGGTATTTGTGCTCTAAATTGTCTCCAACCATGAAAATTCCTATGTTCTTCTGGGTGGGTCCACTGTTTATATTTGTCATCAAAATAATCAGGGGTGGCCTGATGCTCTACAGGACTCGCATGAATTGGATTAGAGTTTGTTAGTAATTTATATCGCTCAAGCTCCTTTTCTATTGAAGAATTGCCATCAAAAGGTGCATACGAGATACGAGCGCAGCGCGCAGCAGACACCATACAGGCTATTTCATACCCGTCATATATTTCTGAATCACCAGGGCCTTCACCTACAAAACTCACCAGTTCTTCGTTGGACACATATGGTATATGCCAATTGTAATGCCCCACTTGTCTAGGAGTTGATGCATTAATAGCTTCCTTTGCTAAAACAGCTAAATCTCGCATATGAGGTTCCGCATCTTTATGATCTCGTAACATAAAGAAGTTATTCCATTGTGTTGAAGTAATAAGAGTATCAATCCACATAAAAGGCTCAACTAAACGATTTACCACCTGTTTGTGGTAACCTGCATCACCGAAAGCTGACGCCACATGCAAAGCAGAATCTCTTGCAATCAACCAAGCTTCTTCTTTTGTAGATTCTATCGGAGTAAAATCTTCGTCTATGTAATGATTTAAAATAACAGGGGAATTGCATTCTTCATCTGCTTGCATTCCTTTTTGATTTTTGCCCCAATGGCGGGGAATAAAAGGATCATTAAGAATTTCATCTAACATTTTTGTTGTAGGTACAGCTCGGGAAGATCTAGCATTTCTACTAAAAACTCGGTGTGTCATGACCTCCGCATGAATTGCTCGCCAATAACGAGCATGAATTGTAATTAAAGGTATATTATCAGGTGATAATGAGTGCGCTATAACTTTTACAAAAGGATCGCTCATTGTACATAATACTCATCAAATTTGGTTTTGTGTTCAATATGCTGTCTCATACTACTTCTCCAACCAAGACAATGTTTCCCGTCCAAATAATCATAGAATTTATTTTGTTCTCTTAAATTTTTGACCATGCACTCATCTCCACTTCTGCGTCTAATCCCTGTTTTGCGCATTGTATTATCATTCCTTTCAATTCTTCTCCATATTCTTTAATCTTCTCTGTTGGAATATGATCCTGCTTTCCAAATCTTTTCATGACCATATCATTAACATCCTTTTCTTCAATAGTTTCGGGCCAAAAACATACACGATAACCCCTTGCTACAGACTTACGCATTTTAGAAACAGTATCTTTATGTCTTCTTTCATTATCGTAAACAATTACAATGTTTTCTTTATCTATATCTAATTGATTTAATTCCCGAAAAAGGTCTCCGCCACCCGAAGCGATGCCATTGGGAATAAACATAGAATCTATTGGACCTTCAAAGACAAAAACGTCTTTATTATAATCACAAGTGTCTAAACCATAAAAACGAGGTTTGTTTTCATCTAACATAATTGTGATATAACGGACAGGGTCATCCTTTTGAAGCGATCTTCCTTGGTACCCAAATATCTTCTCTTTTTTATCATAAAAAGGAATTATTATACGACCTTCATCATATTTGGAATTTTCAAATTTATTTGAAATTAAAGTGTTTGTCCAGGCTTTAAATGCAGGCACCCAAAATAGATGATTATGAAGATTTGTTGGTATGAGCCTACTTTCAATATATTGCTTTGCAATATGACCATGCTTTAATTGGGAAATTTTTTTTGCTTTTTTAAATGACGAGTCTATTTCATTAAGACGTACTAAATATTTTTGTTCAAATCTCTCAGATTCTTTCTCTTGGCCTTGTTCTATAAAAGACTCAACCTTGTATTCGTTATATAAATTAAGATTGTTATCTTTAAGAAATCCTTCAAAATGTCTGTTTATGTTACAGTTGTGACAATGAAAAGCATACCTTTGCTTTTGTGCAAAAATATAACCTCTAGCTTTTCTTTTATTTTTGTTTGAATCACCGCAGTAAGGGCAAGAAAAATTCCACATGGAATTTGATTTACGCTTAAAATTGCGCAAAGAATTGCCTAACATGCTGATGTATTTTTGATCTAACCACAACATAACTATGATTTATATATTATAGTTCTTCTTTGTCAAGAGGTTTATCTTTAAAAAATGTATAATATATGAAATATCCTGACATAATGACCCAAGCCCCCACAACAAACAAAATTCCTTGAATTATTCCAACAGAAGGAGGAATCCACATACCAAATCCTTTATACCACAATTCATATCCCAAAAATAAATATCCCATAGCAAAACCCCACATACCATATTGGTGCCATATCATTTTATCTCTCATTCTGGGCATTATTATCAAAAAAATAATAAAGGTTGTCAAAAATGAAAAAATACTTGTGACAATTGCAATATTCAACATAAAAGCTATCATTATTTTTTATCCTCTTTGTTTTCGGTATTTCCACCAAAAATCCTTTTGAGTATTGAATTTGTGATTTGTTCACTTTTATTAGAAGTAGAAAATCCTATATTGCTGAACAACATTAATGCTGGAACAGAAAAAAATCCAGATATTGCCATTTTTAATTGGACAGGATATTCTATAAAAATTATTTTATGAGACATTGCAACGATAATAGCAAAAAATATAGCGACAAATATTCTTTTGTATAGTTCTATACTTGTTTTTTCTTGGGAAACAAATGATGCAATATAAGTCATTGATATTGCTAATAACAATCCTGCGATAAAGTCAGCGGGAAGTACTTGAATACCCATAGCAGTCAATATGTATAACAATGCCTTTTCTACAGGAGTCATATTTATTTCTTTCTTCTTATTATGTCTCTTAAATTTTTCTTTTTTATTGTGGTAATATTATCTGTAGACAAAGAAGATATTCCCTGTGCTGAATTAACCGGAGCGTCTTCTTTAATTGATTTCATATCTTCCTCAATACATTTACGATATTTTGATCCATAGCAATTAAATTCGTATCTATAATCTTTTTTTCTTTACCAATGTTCATAATTTTTTCTGGTAATATTCCCAAAAATAATAAAAAAGGTTTCAAAACATTCATCTGTTTCTCTGCCTTTAAAAATAAAATCCTCACAAGATGAGGAGGAGGAAAAACATTTGAGAGAATGATTAAATGATTTAGAATTAATCTCTCTCTCAAATCACCATCATTAGAATACCTAGTGACAAGCTTTTTTATGTTTTTAATTCTTCCCATATCTTCTTTAAACTCACTCATATCATAACAATGTGGATTGTCATAATACTTAGCACAATATAATAAAAAATTTTCATTGTTTAAATTGTCATACATTATTTTGTGTAGGCTTTATACTCTAAGTTAACATTTGCGGTTGATGCAAATTCTCTGTTGAAGTTCAAACGGATGTTTCCAGCATTCATATCAGCAACAAAATTAATTTTGTTAGCACCCGATTGTGAGTAGAATGTGTTAAATATCACCCCGTCTGTTATAAGAATAAACATTCTGCCAAAAGAAAGGTTCAAACCTTCTTTTGCTTTAAATATTATTTCAGCAGTTTCACAATTAGCAAATTCACTTACTACAACATTTGTAGTATTATTTGATGTTAATGAAAGATTACCTGAAATTATATTTGTGTTATCAAAATGAAGCGGGAGCATTTTGCTAATCGAGTTTGCAACGTTATTAACAAAAATACCCTTAGTTTCATATTTTGTGTTTACAAATTTAGAAACAACAAAAACATCATTTGCCGAGATGCTAGATGTTTTTGTTAATTGAGATAACATAACAGAATTAGAAGCCATTACTTAGCAACCAATGTCTCATGAAATATGCGACCAGCACGTCCACCCGTACCAACAGTTGTTTTAACAACACCTGCATGGGTATGTGCCATTGTTGCATCTTTTGCAGAAACTTCTACGATTTTGCTTTCTGTAATCTTATCAAAATTTTCTAAAGAAATAACTTCTTTATCAGCAATATCTACAGTAGATGCAGCCTTTTCAGGAAAAGGAGTTTCTACTGTTTCTGTTTTTATTTCTTGTTTTCTATTAATTGCCATTTTTTAGTTTTCCTCGAATGTTAACATATCAAGAAGGTATCTTGACTTGGGGCTTATCTTTTTTATTTTTCCATCAACCAATAAAAAGATTCCGGTTTCAGGATATTCTTTTTTTAATTTTTTTTCAATTGCAAACTTGGTATTATTTTTTACCTCGGGAATTGAGATTTGTTCTTTTTTAATAGTTATTTTATTGCCAACAATATTTATTGGCATTATATTTTTGATTTTGCCTGATGCAAACCTGCAAATCTTTTCGCAAGTTTTTTACCTATTTTTATAGAGGCGTTGTTATGTCTTTCTTGCTTTTCTGGATATTTATTACCGTCTGTAGACATAGCTTTGTCTTCTTCTTTGTTCAATTTGGAGCTAAGCTTGTCTGCGCTTTTTGTTGCCTTTTTGGTATATGACTTCAAAGTGCCGGTCGATAGTTCAGACAATGTTTCTTCCTTAACGCTTTTCGCCAATGTTATTTTTTTTGAATCATCAGAAGGCTTATCAGATGTATCAGCACGCTTAGTTAAATCAATTTCACTTTTCAAATGTGTATGTGACTTAGAAACTTTATTTACAAAAGCAAGTTTATCAGAGGGCTTTTTCAATGCATCATGTTTTCTCATAATTGCCTCGGCATGACCTAAAGACACTTTATGTGTTGCACCATCTTTAAATTTAACTTTGTGCTCA